TCCTCCAGGGCTACCATCTACATTTCTAAATCTAACAGTATCACTATTTGATCGACCATGATTTGGTTCTGTTACTGTAACGTTTGCAGATCCACTAGTTAAACTAAAAGGATTGCTAGGTAATAAATTTTGTGTGGCTGGTTCTGTTCTAGCAGGTCTAGCATTCTCTAATCCTTCAGGGTCACCTGTAAATCTTCTAGGTTCTAATTGTGGTTGTTTAGCCTCGAACTCTGAAACATGCACCAAAGAACCATTCCA